ATTGTACAGCACAAGAAAACATCTTCAGCATGATCACAATATAGGTCGCCAATAATTTTTGATGCTTGATCCATAAACGCTTTTGATCTTAAAGAAAATCCACCGTTACCAACATGGTTTATGCCATTTGGAGAATGAGGCCAAGTAGCACCAATGTAATCATATTTTAAAAAATCATCTGTCCATTTTTCTGGTTTATAAATTAAACCATCGTGTTGAACAATTAATGCAAATTTTGTTTCTATGTATTTTGGAAATTCTTTGATCATAAAATTATCGTATTCTCTAGCAGACGATATTTTATTTATGTTTACATATTCAATACCATATTCTTTTAACTTATAATGTTTTATGTCTGAAAAATAAATTGCTTTATTGAAAGAAATTCCACAATCTGAAAAACAATGAATTATTGATTTTGCAGCATTGTTATAGTTCTTGCAATCGACTACACAAATTGTTATATCATTTAAATTAATCAAAATGCTCCAATCAATTAAATAATTTGACAGATGTACGAATAGTAATATATTACAATTTTAAAGGAGTTAATCAAGATGAAAGCTATAATAAAAGATTTTGTTGGTAATTATTTTTGCAGAGAACCAGAAGTTGGATTAACAAAAATAAAAAGTAATGCTTATATTTTTGATTGTTATAACGAAGAACATTCAAAATTAATATTAGAAAAAACAAAAATGTTTATATCCAATAACGATTTAACATTAGAGTTTGTTGAAATGACAGAAATAAATTTAAGTTTTTAAAGGAAAAAAATGAATATATTTGTATTAGATAAAAACCCAAAACAAGCTGCTGAGTGGCATATGGACAAACATATAGTTAAAATGCCTTTAGAAACAGCACAAATTTTATGCACTATTCTTAATAGTCATGGCATTATGACACCCTATAAATCAACTCATGTTAATCATCCTTGCACACTTTGGGCAGGGAAAAGTATGGGAAATTTTATTTGGTTGTGCGAACTAGGGATACATCTTTGTGATGAGTATTCTTACAGATATGAAAAAGAACATAAGTGTAAAAGAATTATAGAAGAATGTTTGACATTCGCATGTAAAATACCAAATATTGAGATGACAGAATTTGTTCAAGCTATGCCAGAAGAAATAAAGTCAAAAGATCCAATAGAGTCATATAAAATGTATTATATAAAATTTAAATCCCATATAGCAAAATGGAAAAAAAGAGAGATTCCAAATTGGTACAATGTGATATTATGAAAATTAAAAAAAATAGGCAAAAAAAAGCCAGACGAATAATGATATTGGCATCTATTAGAATGTCAAAAAGCATTGGAGTAAAGTTCAATAGAGTTTGTATGGAAGAAATAAGAGATGTTTATATGGATATGTTTGGAGTGGATAGTTTAATCAAACGATTTGATATAGCAAGCATTGTTGCCTAATTGTTTTTTTTTCTTTTGTCTACAATAAATAATATATCATCAGCCCTATTTTTTATATCTCTAAGATCATGAACATAAATGTTATCAATTAAATCTTCATGAACATGTTCTATTAATGTGTCAATCCAAGAAATTTCTTGAACATCTTCTATTATAATAATTCCATTTTCATTTAATTTACTTTGATAACCATCTAAAAATGAAGTCATGCTTTTTAAGGTATGAGGACCATCATCAATAATTAAATCAAAAATATTTTCTGGAATAGAGCTTATAAATTTTTCATCATAAGCATCTCTATGCAATATTTTCAATCTTTCTTTTTCTTTAAAAATATCATTTTTATTATTTATATCTATTCCATAAATTGTAGCATTCGAAAAATAATCTTTCCACAATAATATACTTCCACCATGATCAATACCTATCTCTAAAATATTTTTAGCAGACTCTTGTATTTCATGAAATAATTCAGAGTAAATTTGATCAATATAAGAATGAACCGTGTTTTTATCGGTGTAAAAATGTTTTGAACTATAAATTTCAGATAATGTTTTCATTGTTGCTACCTTTTTGGTGACTTGGTTTTAATTCCAACCTTATTGTATTCGTTACGCATTTTTGGATTATCATCTATGGCGAAAAGAACTTTTTCTTTAATGCTTTCAGCATGTTTTTTCTTAGATTCATTTTGATCTTTTGGATTATTACCAATGTTATTCATCATTAATCGATTGTATTTAACTCCAGCTTTTTTAAGTGCTTCTATTGTGTCTTTCCTGTCTTTTTCTGGTCTGCCTGTTATTATATAGATTTTATTTTGTTTTGATAACTCATTAACATAATCAACCATCTTTTTAATTGGGTATATACCATTACGCAAAATAGTGTTGTCAATATCGACAATTACTACATTTGCATTAGATAGGTACAGTTGTATGTCTTCTATTATGCTCATATTAATTTATTGTAAACATGTTTGTAAAATTTGAAATTTTCATATAATATCTCCTTAATATTTATATACACCAAAAAAACAAGTGTAATTTTAATTGTGTCTACCTATAATCTTATCAAAAAATCCAATTTTTAAATTATTTTTTAAACAATATTTTTCTACATCTTTTATAAAATAAGAATCTGACATATATGATGAACTCCATTTTATTTTTTTTGCTATTTCTGTTTTAACCATAGCATTTAATGTATCTATATTTCCAATATTGATTTCATTTTTTTCAGGAACAATTTTAAAAATATTGTGAGCTATTTTAAATATTAACATGCCGTAGTCTCTATTATAAATTTCATCATGTGAAAATGAAAAATAGTCTTCTTCAATAACATTGTCATCGTCTAACCATATTGTGTAATCTCCAGTGCATTTTAAAATCATTGCATTTCTTTGAACATTTCCATAATTTTGACCTTTTGGTTTTTCTGTAAAGTTGTAAGTAAAACGACTATCGTTCATATTTAACACACAACATTGATCATCCTGACTATAGCCATCAGAACAAACAAGGACTTCATAGTTATCATAATCTTGATTTATAACACTGGTCATTGCACGATTAAGCAAGGGAGTTCTTTTATATGTTGGGATTATTATTGAAAACTTTATCATTTTTAATTAGGTTCTCTCTAAAAAGTTTTTAAAAATTGGAAGTTTATTGTTGTTTACAATTTCATCTTTATAACCTTCTTTTGTTAAGATTATTCCAAAAATTCTTTCAAAAGCACAAGAATCTATTTTGTTTTGTGGCAATAAATTTTCTATTCCGTTTTTATAAATAATGTCTAGAATTGTTTTTTTTGCAAAAAATATAGATCCAACAATTGTTATAAATTCTTCTGGTATTTTAAGCCATTTTGTTTTATCTAAATATTTTATTGTTGATTCAACATGAATGTCTTCGCATCCAAACCAATCATAAACATAATTATAAACATATATATTGCCATCTAATTTTTTTATGCTTTCTTTTAATTCGCAAGAGTCATGAATAAGTAAAAATCTTTTGTAATCAAAATTTTTATACGCATATAACAATGCACCAGCTTCATAATTTTTATTTTTAATATCTGCCACAATTATTTTTTCAGAAGAAATATTAAAATGATTTTTTATTTTGCTATCAGAATCAACAATTAAAATTTTGTCATCATTCTCCATAAGGTCAGATATGCTTTTTACACATTTTTTTAAATGATCTAAATGATTCAATGTAATTATTTTGCATGGTATTACATAAAGTATATCATTCATTTATCAACCTTTTTTTAATTTCAGTTGTTGATATTGTTTTTGTGTATGGAACATACATCATATATATGTTGTTATAATCTAGCCAATCTTGTGTAAAACCCATTTGTTTATAATAGTCTTTTTTTGCCCAATCAGAACCAACTATAATGATGTTTGGATTAACTTGAAGTATTGCAATTTTTGAATCTTCATTTCCAATATTTGGTATTACAAAATCAACATATTTGCAAGAAAGTAAGACGCTTTTTCTTTCTTCATATGAGCAAGTTGGACTGATTCCTTTGTATGACTTTATAAATGAATCTGTGTTTAGTGAAACAAAAACTAAGCCATTATTTCCAGATATCTCTTTGCATATTTTCAAAAAATTTGCATGACCAGAATGGAATAAATCAAAAGTTCCACCAGTATATATTTTCATGGTTTTACTTCTTGTTTAAATATAGTTTGCTATTATAATAAACACCTTATTTAAAATAAAATCTTTAATTATTGGGGTTTTATGAGATATCTTTATGAAATATGGATAAGAGTAGAAGGAAAAAATAAAAAAAATAAAGCTTCTATAGATAAGAATGGAAGTTGTTGTATTGCACTATGTGCTTCATCAAATAAAGAGGCACTTATTATTTTGCAAGAGGTTTTTTTAAGTTGTGATAAAAGACCGATAGGAAATAAAAAGAAAATAAAACACTTTAGGTTGAAAGACGGTTGCTCTAAGTATATATTTCTTCTGTGTAAGGAAAATGTTGAAAGTTATAAAAGAGCATGTGATTAAAAGCAACTGCGTTAACAATTCAAGCATACGGTTCTTCCGCAGTTTTTATACCGAAATGAATCACATCACCAGGGGATAACCCCAAGGATTGCCAGAGAGTAGCCAAACTCTCAACAGGGTGGCACGAAATAGTTTAGAAAGATTATTATACTAGAATTTGAGTGACCACTTCTCATACTAGACCTGATACTTTACAAGTACCTTCTTTCTAATGTCCTGTTTGGTCAAAATTTTATAACAAACTGCTTGTTCTAGGAACTTGCTGGTAGTAGTACTATCAGGGAGAAGAAGTGGCCTATTGACTATAACAAGTCTGCTGCTATATCAGCAAAAAACCAAACAACACTTTTTTCAATAAATCCTTTAGAATTAAAATCATCTGCATTTTTACCAAGTATTGATAACAATGAAATAAATTCTGATTCTGATATAATCCCAGTTGAATAACATTTTCTTATTATTTTTAACAGTAAATCAAAAGTTTCATTTGAATAAATATTATTTTTTGAGATAGAATTGAGTATTGTGGTTGAATTTGAAAGTTTTTTTGTTAACTTTTTACAAGCATAGACTATTCTATTTTTCAAAGTTATTTTCCTTGAGGTTTATAATGGCTAAAAAGAAAAAACAAATTTCAAGTGAAATAAAACTTCTTTTAAAAAAGAACCTAAGATCTATAGTAGAAATAGAAAAGAAAAATTGCACTATAGAAGATCCAGATTTTGGAGAAATGGTTTCAAAAAAAGCTTGGAACTCATCTGATTTTGTTGATTTTGTTAAAAAAAAGAACACATATACTTACACAATAAGTGAAGGTTCAATAATTATTGGATTTTTACTTTTTGAGGTTAAAGAAAACGAATTACTAATTGAAAGAATATGTATAGACAAAGATTTTAGAAGATCGGGTTTTGGTAAAGATTTTTTAGATTTTATATACAACAAAAAATACAGAAATAAAATTGTTTTTTATTGTAAAGAAGATGATGTTAATACAATTAAATTTTTTAAAAAAAATGACTTTATAGCCAATTTAGAAAAGAATTACTTTGGAATAGATGATGATGCGATTAAGTTTACGAAGGAGGTTTTTTATGAAGAAAACAAAAAATAAAATACTTGTGAATTGTTTAGGTTGGTGCAATAAACAATTTCTAAGTTGTGATCCAGCAACAAATAGAATCTGTAAGAAGTGCAAAGAAAAAATGGATAATAAAAAAAATGAAATGGGTAAAAATTACTTTTACGAAAAAAAAATAGAGATAAATGAGTAAACCAAAGGTTGCACTTATAACACCGTCATTAGGCATGGGTGGTGCTGAAAGATGGATAGTAACTCTTGCAAAATTCTTCAAGAGACTAGACCCTTATTTAATTTTAAATTTAAGTGGTCAAAGCGATTCAATTTTATTAGAAGAAGTTCCAAAAACAACAAAAATTTTGTCTAACTTTTATTCAAATCCAGAAAAAATTATAAATTTTTTGAGTGATGCTGATGCAGTTATATCTTGGTGTTTTAATTTAAATATAAACTTAAAAAATAGTTTAAAATGTCCAACCATAGATGTTTCACATAGTGATCCATCTTGGAAAGATCATAAGTTATTAATAAATCAAACATGCAAAAATTCAAAATATCATGTTGGTGTAAGTAAAGTTGCTGCTTCAGCATTTAGTGAAAATAATGCAACTGTAATATACAATGGAATAGATATAAATAGACTTGAAGAATTAAAAGGAAGAGTGAAACAAAGAAAAGAATGGGGTTGTGAAGATAATAAAGTTGTTTTGTTTTTAAGTAGATTATCAGAAGAAAAAAATCCAAAAATTCTTCTTCAGTGCTCAGAATTATTTGATGAAAGTTGGAAATTTTTATTTGTTGATACTGGTTCTTTAAAAAAAGATTTTCAATTGATAAAAAAACAAAATATTCAATTAATTAAAAAAACAAAAAACATTGGAGATTACTATGCTGGTGCAGATGTAATTGTCCTTCCTTCAGATGTAGAAGGTATGCCGTTAGTACTATTAGAGTCTTGGTTTTGTGGTGTTCCAATTGTAACGACTCAATATAACTCTTATTTAGAGTTAATGAATTTACATGGTGAATTGTGTTTATCAACCAAGGTAAGACCAACAGCAGTTGAATTTTCAAATAAAATAAAAGAAGCTTACAAGCAAGGAAGAAAATCTGAAATGGTCGTTTTAGCTAAATCTATTGTAGAAAGTAATTACACACACAAAACAATGATTAAAAATTGGGAAGATTACATATTTTCAAAAATAAAAGAATGTAATGATACTTAACAAAAAAAAGAAATGGCTTTACATAGGACCACCAAAGACTGGTAGTACAGCCATATCATATGTTTTAACGGATGGAAAGTATAACAACAATGCTTTTATTCAAGATTTAAATGTTAATTTTGAAGGCATAGAAATAAATGGTCAACACACCCCTTGGCCTCCTGACAAATTAAGTTCTGAATATGATGACTATAATGTTTTTATAAGTGTAAGAAATCCTTTTTCTAGAATAGTTTCTCTTTACAATCATTGGAAGTACGGACAGAATTACGAAAATGAATTTTTGTTAAAAGAAAAAACTCTTGAAGAATTTATAGGTCTTGTTTTAAATAAAAAACTTTCTAACGATGGTTTTTTCCATTATACGATAACAGAATGGGTGTCTAAGTATCGTTCATTTATAAAACAGGAAAACCTGCAAAGTGATTTAAAAATGCTGAATATTCACTCTATAGATTTTAATGTTCCAATAATAAATGAGAAATTAGGATCGACAAAACATTGGAAAGAAGAGCACAATAAAAAAACAATTGAAATGACAATTGAATGGGCAGAAAAAGATTTTTATAATTTTGAATACAGCAAGGACATTAATGTTTAAGTATTTTTTTGGTTTTTTTGGTTCTGATCGTTCTGGTAAATGGTGGACTCTTCGTTGTCAACACATTGAAGATAATCCATCATGTATAGGTTGTGGCACAAAAAAAGAGGTTCAAGTTCATCATATAATACCAGTTAGTGTTGATTCATCTAAAGAGTTATGTAGAAACAACTTATGTACTCTTTGCAAACATTGTCATTTTGTTTTTGGGCACTTGCACAACTATAAAAATTACAATCCAGAAGTAATTAGGGATTGCCAAGAGCATTACAAAAGAGTAAAACAATTTAGAGTTAAGACTTTTCAAAGACCTATTTCTTTATGGAGGACTATTATGAGCAAGTTTTTTGGTTCTATTGCGTTAGTTTTTTTAGGATATTCAATTTATGTTAGCCATATGTATGTGGTAGAAACTAATAAAAATATAACAGTTAAAGAACTTTTTGCTGCTGAAAACAGGCTGTTGAAAGATGAAATTTATGCAGAAAGAGGCAAACCAACTTATGAAAATGGCTATAGAGATGCTATTTTAAGGGCTGGTTCACCAACTGGATCTGGTTCATATCGTGATGGTTGGGAGGCTTGTGCAAAGCTTTACGCAGATGGTTCATGGACAAGTGGATATCATACTGCATTAGAACAATTTGGGTGGAAGAATGAATCAACGGCATTCAAAAACTCAAATCCTCAAGCTGTTTCCATGAAATAATATTCAATGTTTTACCCTCATACTGTGTATTAGTATGGGGGTAGTCATGAAAAAAAAGTCTCACAATAATAGAACAGTTGGAAAAATATCTGGAAGATATTGGTGTTCTTTAATAAAGAATGCAAAAAAAAGAAATATAGAAATAACAGCAACAATGCAAGATGCTTGGGAAATTTTCTTAAAACAAAATAAAAGATGTTTCTATACTGGATTAAAAATAACGCATACAAAATATTTAAAAAGAATTAGTAATAAAAACATATATTCTTTAGGAACTGCTTCAATAGACAGAAAAAATAGTGACCTTGGGTACACTAAAGAAAATATACAATGGGTTCATAAAGATGTTAATTACATGAAGATGAATTTGAGCGAAAAGTATTTTATAAAACTTTGTAAGCTTATAGCTAGGAGATTCTAATGCCTTTAAAAAATTGTTCTGAAAATGGTAAAGATGGTTGGAAATGGGGCGATCAAGGTAAATGTTATCTTGGAAAAGATGCTAAAAAACAAGCTATTAGGCAAGGTATTTCTATTGAGGGTCCAGAAAAATTTGCTAAAATAATGAAGTCTCAATCGTATGAAGATCTTTATTTACAACTTTCAAATGACGAAAAAGAATTAGCTAATTCACTTATTTCATTGTCTCAAAAAGTTGGTCCACTTGATAAATCTAATGGCATTTGGGTTGGGTATGAAAACGCAGAGAATAACCCAACTAAAAATATTGGTGTTAAATGCGGAAATTGTGCATTACATAAATCAGAAAACGCATGTATTATACTTGATCAACAAATAGAACTGGATGGCGTTTGCAGATTTGCGGTAATACCAGACGGTTATGTTAATGCTATTCAAGTAGAAAAGGACATAGAAGAATACTTTAATGAAAATAATAATAAATAACCCTGTTTTAAAAACAAAATGCAAAGAAGTAGATTTAAAAAAAGGAAAAACTATTGCTAAAAGAATGTGGCAATTTTTGAACCTTTACAATAAAAAAAACGAAGTAAAAGCTGTTGGTTTAGCAGCAAATCAATTTGGCATAGATGCTTCGGTTGCCATAGTTCTTAAAAACAATAAGCCATTTATTTTAATAAATCCTAAAATAATAAATTTTTCTCAAGTAAAGATTTGTAAAAAAGAAGGTTGTTTAAGTTTTCCAGATGAGCAACTTGATGTTTATAGACATATGTGGATTGAAGTTGCATGTTTAAATCATGATGGATCAATTTTTTTTGGAAGTAGACCAGAAGAAAGCAATGATAATTTTTTAGAGAGTTGTGTTGCTCAACATGAAATAGCACACTTAAACGGTTTGACTTTTCATGATTTTCAATGGAATAATTCAATAACACCTAACGATTGGTAAAATGAAAAATCACTATACAAAAGTAAAAAACGCTGTAGATTTTAAAATATACAATGAGCTTGAGAGTTTTATTTATAACTCTTTAGTTGAAGATGAATTAACATCTGAAGAAAATTTGCGTTCCTTAGTTGTTTCTCAAGTAAAAAAGGAACACGGTAGCCTTATTTATTCAAGTATAGAAATAGAAGATACTATAAAAAATCTAATAATTAGAAAAATTATCAAGGAAGTGATTGGTCTAAAGCTATCCAAGTTTATATATAGCTAATAGTTAGGGGTATTTATACATGGGCTTTATCCTTTTTAAAGGAGGTATCCCATGCAAACTTATTTTGAAGTTTGGGCAACAGAGCCTAATGGCAAAACAAGAATAAAAATAGCAGAGTACGAAGAAATTTATTGGCAAAGAGCAGAAAAAAAAGCTTTATCATTAGAGTTACAAGGATATACTAAGATAGTTGTTTTTGAAAAAATGAGGACTACAAACAAATAAGTTTGATTTGCATAAGGAGGATACTATGGATATAAATCTCAGTTGCCCAATAAATCAGCTTGGGTATGGTGTCGTTGGTTTAAATGTTTTTTTAAATTTACAAAAAAATCATAATGTAGCACTATGGCCAATTGGGCCAGTAGATTGCGAAGAATCAAAACATGATATCTTAAGGTCTTCTATTGAAAAAACAAAAACATTTAACTACACAGCACCAAGTTTAAAAATATGGCATCAGTTTGATATGGCATCCCATGTTGGAAATGGTAAAAAGTTTGGTTTAACATTTTTTGAAACTAATAAAATAAAAGAAAATGAAGTTCACCACTTAAAATTTTTAGAAAAAGTTTTTGTTACATCCTCTTGGGCAAAAGATGTTCTTATAAATTCTGGTTTGGAAAGTTCAAAAATAGTAGTTGTAAAACTTGGTGTAGATAAAGTAGTTTTTCCAGAATCTAAAATAGATGATAAAAAAACAACCAAAATAGTTTGTGTTGGTAAGTGGGAAATAAGGAAAGGCCATGATCTCATCATAGATATTATAGAAAAAACTTTTGATAAAGATGATGATTTCAAACTTATAATGTGTTGCTCTAATCCATTTTTGTCACAAGAAGAACAAAATCACTGGATTTCATTTTTTGAAAAAAGTAAATATTTTGATAAGATAATTGTTTTAAAAGAAAGATTAAAATCTCAAGCAGATGTTAATAGGCTTATGCATGGTTCTGATGTTGGCATATTTCCATATCGTGCAGAAGCTTGGAACTTAGAACTTTCTGAGATGTTGTCAATGGGCAAACATTGTATTGCTACAAATTATTCTGGTCCAACAGAATTTGCTAATGATGCTGGTGCGATTTTAATTAATCCAGAAGGTATGGAAAGTGCTTACGATGGAAAATGGTTTGATGGTTCAGCAGAATGGGCTAAACTTGGAAAAAAATATGTAGAAGAATTTTCTTCTGCACTAAGAAGCATCCATGAGAAAAAACAAAAGGGTGATTTAAAAATAAACTCTAAAGGCATAAATTACTTTAGCGAAAACACTTGGGAAAAATCTTGTGAAACAATAATTGGTGAATTATGAATTTAACAATATCATTTTTAATGTGCAAAACAGAAGACGAAAAAGAGCCATCAATTCTATTTTCAAAAAACGAAAATGGAAATTATGAATTGCCAAGTTTTCAAATGAAAGACGATGATTATGATGTTGATAAATTTGTTAATGCATCATTTAAATCAATTACTGGTGTTCAACCAATAGACAAAAGAGGTTTTGGTTGGATCAATTTATTTTTATCTGGAACCATAGTATCAAATAAAAAATACAGCTTTGTTTATATGTGTAAGCTTCCAGACAATATAGTTGTTAAAACTTATGAAGCTGTAAAAATGAGTTCTATTCTTGAATCAGAAAATTTTGAAGAGGACTATATATCTCAGGTTATTCACTGTTTTAACAACCTATACAACAGATAATATGAAAAATATAAAAATAATTTTTGATGTAAATTCAAGTGATATTATAACAACTTTTATATTTCCAGAAGCAATAGACAAAGAAGAAAAGTCTGTTTTATCTGAAAAAACAGCATCTTTTCTTTCTTCTTTACAAACTGGAAGTATGATGACATCAATAATACATGGTGTTGTTGAAGGTGGAATTATTGCTGACGATAAAGGCTTATCTGATTTAATAATTAAAAAAATGCTTTCTAATTTTTTAGTTACATCAGATGAAAAGCCATTGGTTCTTCCAAGCGAGGCATTTGTTTTTAAGGAAAAATAATGACGATAGAAGCAAAAATAATTTCAGATTCCATATCTATTCACGATAGAAGAATAACCACTATGGTTATTAAATATCCAAGATTTATACATTCTGAGTTTATGACACATAGAATCTTTTCTAGAAATGCCAGTAGTAGCCGAGCTATACCAGTTGATAAAATGATTGATGATATTAAAGAAGATATGGCAAAACCAAGTGTTTGGGCAAAAAACCAAAAGGGAATGTCATCTGGCGAAAGATTAGATCATAACAAAGAAGTCATGTGTAATCATGTTTGGGAAGAAGCAGCAGAGTTTGTTATTAAAAAATGTGCATTACTAAAAGAACTTGGTGTTCACAAAAGCATAGCCAATAGAATATTAGAGCCATTTTCGCACATAACAACAATTGTTACTTCTACAGAATGGGATAATTTTTTTAAATTAAGAATAAGTCCTGATGCACAACCAGAAATATGTGAATTAGCAACAAAAATGAAAACCGTATTAGATGAATCAACTCCCAAGATTAAAAATTTTGGCGATTGGCACATTCCATTTGGCGATGCTTATGTAGATGATGGTATACCAATAGAAAAAATGCTTAAAATAAGTGTGGCTCGTTGTGCTAGAGTTAGCTATCTTAATTTTGAAGGCAAAATAGATAATGAAAAAGATTATGATCTTCATGACAGATTAATGAATGAAGGTCATTGGAGTCCTTTTGAGCATTGTGCTACTCCTACATCGTCTGATACCTATAGCGGTAATTTCTTAGGGTGGCTACAATACAGAAAATTTGCGGACAGAAAGAATGATTAAAAAAATACAGTGGTTAAAGTGGGAAGATCCACTTACGCCAAACAAAGAAGACATTGATCTTGAAACAAAATCTCATAAAGATAGCTTTAAAGAATTTGATGATTCTGAAGAAAGGCATGTTAGATTAGTTGTCGGTCCTTATGGTCTTTTACCATTAAATGAAAATGCTGTTACAGCAAAGCTTTATAAACTTTGGGTTGGACATTGTAACTTTGAAATAACCGATACAGTTAAAGAAAAAATAGAATCTGTTGCTGGAGTAGAAGTTTTACGAATATGGACAAGATATAGATTTTGGTTAGGTGTAGCAAATCTTTTTGACGATTCAGATGTTCAAACTAATATAGAAAAGCTTTTAACCGAAGAGAAAGAATCAAAGAATAAAAATATTGCACTTAAAGCATTGATAAAAGTTTTAAAAAATAAATATAAATTTTGGGCAGTTCTTTTAGAAAAGAACGGTGAATTAAAAACTGTTGGCAGTGAAAATATTGAAGATGTAAAAAAAGAAACAGAATTGAATAAAAATTTAAACATATTGGCTTGCAGTTGGAAAAATGATTGATATATTGTATTTATCCATTACTCAAAAGGAGATTTTATTATGTCTGATGTTGTAAAAAGTTTTAGCCCTGATCAAGTTGCAAAATCTGTAGCTATTATTGTTTCTACTTTAAAGTGGGTTTCCACAATCATTCCTGGTGAATCAGATGATAAGGTTGTCGCTCAAATTGTTAAAATTGCTGAAGAACCTTGGTTTGTTACTGCTTTAACTTTTTTGATCAATAAATTTGATGGTGACCTTAGTCAAATTAAAGCAGAAGATTTTATCCTTGCTGCTAGGACTGCTCAAGGCAAATACTAGTGTTTAAGTTTCTAGTTAAATTTGTTTCTAATGTTGTAATAGCTATTATTTTAGCAATAATATTTGTATTGTTTTATGTTTCAGATAGTTTAAAAAAACATAAGCATAGTAAAGAATGTTTTATTGATAAAACCAATAAGTAAATTATAGGAAATTAACATGTTTAAGAAATCGCTGTTTTTTTTGTTGGTGTTTTGCAATTTTACTTTTGCAGAAAACTTTATAATTCCAGAACAAAAAATTATTGGGGCAGAAGTTCCTATTCCATTAGGTGAGCTTGTAGATTTGTCTATAAGCCCAATTCAATCCGCACCAAAGTTTTTAGTTTCAACCACATACGCATGGAAAGTTTTTGATGGTTATACAGAAAAAAGAATTCGTAACTATGAAAATGGCGTTTTCTTTGGTTCTGGTATACAAGCAAAAAGACTTAAAGTTATTGTTTCAATAACGCATTTATATGTAGTTAAAGATAATGAAAAACTTTTAGAAGCAGCCACTAGAACCAATTTTATTTCAACAGATGTTTTTATTGGCGAACCAGAACCTGATACTCCATCAGAGCCAGAAGTTGAACCAGAATTTGGAGAGTCAAAATATCAACTTTCTAAATTTGTTTATGATTCTGTTAAAAATATCAAGCTATCAAAAACAGATAAGATAAAACAATCTACTGCTATTGCAACATCTTTTGATAGTATGGCTGCTGCTATTGCTGCTGGAACAATTGCAACACTTGAAGACATACTGAAAAAAACCGCAGAATCAAATAAATTAGCATTAACAAAATCTGGTGGAGATAGAACAAAGTGGGAACCATTATTTACAGAAATACAAGAAAAGCTTTTTGATTTATATAAAACTAGTAAAATGCAAACCAAAGAAGATTTTGCTATTGCGTGGAGAGAAATATCATTTGGACTTAAATCAATAAAATAGGTGAAACATGTTTGAACTATCAAAGATTAATGGTTGGGCAGGAAAAGACAATCCTTCGCTTGTTGAAAGTGAATTTAATTTAATCAAAGATAATGGATCATTTAGAGACTTTAATGTTTATGGCAAAAGCCAAGACACTAAAGGCAAAAAGATGATGTTGTACGATGTTGTTCGTAAAGTGCTTGGTAATGATACGCCTAATTACGCTCAAGAGATTGGTGATTGTTATGTGGCTGGTACTAAAGTTTGCATGGCTGATGGTACAGAGAAGAGCGTAGAAGATATATCTGAAGGCGAGTATGTACTAAATCATATAAACCAGCCTAGAAAAGTTATAGGACTAGTTCGCAAACGATTTACTGGCGATCTAGTTACCTTAAAGGTTAAGGGTTGGAATCGCACTATAACCGCAACAGAAACGCATGATGCTTTATTTATGCCATATAATGGATATAGATTTAAATTTGATGGTTTTGGAAAAAAGAAATTTAAAGACTATTCTAAAGGTGACTATCTTCTTTTGCCTTTTGGTGTTCAATCTTCTGAATATCAACACATAGGTTTTAATGGAAAATCTATAAAGGTAGACGAAAATCTTGCAAGATTTATAGGTTTATATTTAGCAGAAGGTGGTTGTTCTAAGACTAAAACAGCTATTAATGGCAAATACAATAAAATAACATTTAATTTTAACATTAATGAAGAACTTTTTGCGGAAGAAATTATAGCTATAACTAAAAATGTATTTGGATTAGAAGCTAAAAAATATTACCACAAGAAAAAACAAAATGTTTTGTTAGTAGAAATACATAACACAAAATTAGCTACTTTTATTAAGCAGTTAATTCCCAATAATACTTACTCTAAAACAGTTCCATCTTTTATATTTAATAGCCCATTAACTGTAAAGATATCTTGCATTAGAGGATGGATAGATGGAGATGGTCATTTTAGTAAAAGAGCAACAAGAATTATTGGGGTAACAGCATCTGATTCTTTGTTGAATGATTTATCTAGATTATGCTTGTCTTGTAATCTTAACCCTATGACATTAAAAAGAAAGAAAGCTTCTCATCAAACTGTTGCTGCTGGTCAAATGGATCTATATGGTTTTGATGCATTATCTTTAGGTGCATATGAAGTAACCAAACCCAAAGCATTAAAGATCCATAAAACACCATTTGGTTTTGCCAGAAAGATAACTAACATATCTAGAAAACAAGTTTCAGACTTTCCAGTTTTTTGTATTACTGTTGAAGGAGAGCATACTTTAATAGCTAATGGTATTGCTCAACATAACTGTGTAAGTTTTGGTGCTAAAAATGCTGTTGAATACTTAATGGCTACTGAAAAACTTATGAAAGGCGATCACGAAAAATTTGAACCTGTCTTTCCTCCATATCTTTATGGAACAGGAAGAGTTCTTGTTGGTCGTGGACAATTGAATGGTGAAGATGGTTCTCTTGGGAGTTGGATGGCAGATGCTGTTATTAAATATGGGGTTTTGCGTAGTGGTTTTGATGGTGTTCCTAAGTATGCTGGAAGCGTAGCTAAAAAATGGGGTGATACGCCAGGACCAGATAAAAAGTTTATTGAAGAAGGAACTAAACACCCAGTAAAGTCTGCTGCGAAAATTAAAAGTTGGGATCAATTGGTTGAGGCTATTGTTAATGGATATCCTTGCACCACTGCTAGTGATGTAGGATATGAAATGGAACCAGAATCTGATGGGTTTCATAGCCAGACAGATAATTGGGGCCATCAAATGTGCTTCATAGGCGTTGATGATAGGGCTAAAGACCCATATGCAATTATTGTTAATAGTTGGGGCGATGCTCATGGTCACCTTAAAGACTTTGATACTGGCGATAATCTTCCTATAGGTGTTCTCAGGGTTAGGAAGAAAGATGCTGAAAAACATATTAGGGCTGGCGAAACTTTTGCATATAGTAATTTTGATGGATTTCCAGAACAGCTAATTGACAAAAAACTATTCATGCTTATATAGGATTTAAAAATGTCTAAAAAAAAAGATGATGAACATTTAAAACAACAAATAGATTACAATGAATTTTTAAATTCAATTAAAGATTTAATCTTAAGCACTAATGCTTATAAAAATCAAAAATTAAAACAATTTTCTATAGGAAAAGAATCTTATGATGCCCCACAATCAGCAAGAAATAACGCAAGAAAAGTTTTAGAGTGGAAAGATAAATACGGCAAAGAGTGCAAAGGCATGACCGCTGTTGGTTGGGCTAGGGCAAGAGACTTAGCTGGAAATGCTATGTTGTCTGCTGACACAGTAAAAAGAATGGCTCAATTTAATAGACACGGATCTAATTATAAAAAAGCAAAATCTAAACCAGAATATAAAACTAAGCCTTGGACTATTCCAGCAGTAGTTGCATGGCTAGGTTGGGGTGGAACATCTGGTATTGAATGGGCAATGAGAACAAGTCAATCCATTATAAAAAACAAAAAGTAAATCATGTTAAACTCAGTGCTTTTTTTATTGTTTAATCAAACTATAAGCAAAGAGCAATTTATATTAATAGAAAAAGACCCAATTTCATTTTCTAAACTAATAGAAGAAATTAAAAAAACAGTAAAACAACAACACTGTTTAACCTGATGGAGAAAAAAATAATGCGGTCGCATGATAAAATAAAATCAATTTTACAAAAATCAGAAAAAATAAAAAATTACGATGCTATTGGAATCATAACAATCATTATGTTGGTTGGATTTATTGTTGATGGAATTAGCATACTTAAGTTTTGCACTTCTAAAAAAGGTGTTGCTTTAATAATTAAAAATGGCGGTCCTTTAGTAAGAATGTTTATAAGAAGAAATTTATACAATAAAATAATAAAAGCAAATGTTTCAGAAGAACATGCTAAGATCATATCTGATACAATAGTCGAGTTGATGCAATCTTTGTCTGTTGATGAAATAGTTTCGCTTTTAGATATGGTTTACAATGAAAATAGTTAAGGCTACATATGGCCCAAAAGATGTAACGGAGTATGTCGCAAGTGTTTTCAAAGACGATAGTTTAAATATTTATGTTTCCAACGCCATTTTTGGCGACACAAATCATGGCGTATTAAAAAAGTTAATTGTTGAATTTGACGATGGCTCTAAACTAGAAACAAATGAAAATGAATTTTTAATTTATCCAAAAATTTTTGATGAAAGAATTGGTATTTTTTATACAAACAACAATGATACAAGAAAAGAAAAAGCTTTATATGCCAGTTTAAAAAGTTTGGCTATTTCATCAGAAAAAAAAGCCAGAATAATTACATCTGTATGGAATAAAATACCAGAAAATCCATTTTGCGAAATAATTTCTCAAACCAAGAATAGTAATCATTTAAATCAAGTTTTACAAATATTGCATTTGCTTTATTTTGTAAGAAAAAATTCAACAAATGTCAAATATGTTAGTTTTTTAGAACATGATTGCCTTTATCCAGAAGGATATTTTGAATATGATGATTTTGAATGCGATTCTATATCAAACACTAATTATATAGGATTGTGTTCTTCTGGTTGGCAACCTAAAAATGGTGCAGCAAGGGCAACATCTCAAGTGACCATGAAGTTTACTAGTGCCATTAAACATTTTGAAAACATATTTCCAAATGCGTTATTGAAAAACTCTGGAAGTTTAGAGCCTTGGTATTCAAAAGAAGCTGCTTTTACACCATTAAACTGGAAAAACAAAGATTGGTTCTGTAAAAACCCATCAGTTCACATAAATCACGGTTATGCATTCACATCACATTTTCAAACTTTTCAAAAAGTTTTTTCTGAATCAAATGAATATTGGGGTGATTATTCAGAATATGCTTATCTTTTTTCTTAATTTTTCTACAAAAAACATTTGATTAAAAGTCACAAAATAGTCTTGCCACAATAAAAAAAATAAGTAAGATTTTGATCTGTCTTACCTACAATCATGGGTGTATTTATTTCCGCTGGTAATCGCCAGCATTACATTCCTTTAGAGTTCCGCTTATCCTTGCGATAGCAGGGCAGATGGAGTTTTTTTCATGTCTATTAAAGAATTACAAAAATATACGGCTGTTTCCAAATACGCTAGATGGATTGAATCTGAAAAAAGAAGGGAAACTTGGGATGAAAGCGTACAAAGAATAAAAGATATGATGATAGAAGTTCATCCATCTTTGCGTAAAGATATTGAAGAACATTATGAAATGATCAGAGATCAAAAAATATTGGGTTCACAAAGAGCATTACAGTTTGGCGGTAAGCCAATTATTAAACATAATGCAAGAATATTTAATTGTTCTGCTAGTTATTGCGACAGATTACGATTTTTCCAAGAATGTTTTTATTTATTGCTTTGCGGGTCTGGAACTGGGTTTAGTGTACAAAAACATCATGTTGAATTGTTGCCAAAGTTCTCATCTACTAGATTAAACACAGAAACATGTTGTTATGAGCATCATATATATAGGGTTGAAGATTCAATCGAAGGTTGGGCAGATGCTCTTGGTGTTCTTCTTTCTTCATATTTTGAAACTCCAATAAAAGGATTTGAAAGATACAAAGATATTGCGGTTGGATTTAGTTATCAAGACATAAGAGAAAAGGGTGCTCCTTTAAGTTGTGGCATAGGCAATGCCCCAGGTTATCAACCACTAGAAAAAGCTTTAGAAAAGACTAGGGAATTACTCGATAGATGTATTGCAAATGGGCAAACACAATTAAGAACAATAGATGCATTCGATATAGTTATGTTTGCTGCTGATGCTGTTATTTCTGGCGGTGTTCGTAGATCTGCAACTATAGCCTTATTCTCTGCCGATGATGAATTAATGATCAATGCAAAGACTGGCGATTGGTATTTCACTAACCCTCAAAGAGCTAGGGCAAACATCTCTGCATTACTTCATAGAAAATATACTTCCAAAGAAGTATTTGAAAATCTATTTAAAGCAACAAAAGAATTTGGTGAACCAGGATTTTTCTTTGCCGATTTTTATGATGCATTATGTAATCCATGTTGTGAAATATCATGGATAACTAAACATTTCTTCAAGAAAAACAGTCCAGAACTAGCTGAGGCTTTGTCATTATATGAAGGACCAATAACAACAAAAGAGTCATGCAAAGATGACATGCCAGAAGATGAGGTCGGTCTTTCTGGTTGGGGATTCTGCAATTTATCAACTATTAATGGAAAAACAATAACTTCAGAAGAAGACTTCTACCAAAGGTGTGCTGCTGCTGCCTTTATTGGTACATTACAAGCATCTTTTACCAATTTCCCATACTTGGGTCATGTTACAGAACTTATTGCTCGTAAAGAGGCATTATTGGGCGTTTCAATTAATGGTATGCAACATCATCCTAAAATACTATTAAACCCAACAATTCAACAAAATGGAGCAAAAATAGTTAAAGATACAAACAAAAAGTACGCAGAAATATTAAACATAAGTCCTGCTGCAAGAACAACTTGCGTAAAGCCAGAGGGTAATTCTGCTGCTTTATTAGGGTCTGCTTCTGGTATTCATCCAGATCATTCTAAAAGATATTTTAGAATTGTTCAAGCTAATCAGATGGAATCTCCTTACCAGCACTTTAAAAGCATTAATCCTCAAGCATGTGAAGAATCAGTATGGTCATCAAATAAAACGGATGATTGCATAAGGTTTTGTGTACAAAGCCAAGATGGAACAGTGCTTAAGGAAAACATAGATGCTATATCTATGCTTGATGATGTTTTATCAACCTATAAAAATTGGGTTGTTGCTGGAAAAAATGAACATCTTTGCGTTAGAAAAGAGTTAAATCACAATGTTTCTAATACAATACATGTAAAAGATGATGAGTGGGATAAGGTAAAAGAGTACATTTACAATCATCGTGCAGAGCTTGCTGGAATATCTCTCATAGCTTCAACTGGAGATAAAGACTATAATCAAGCTCCATTTACAGCAGTTTATTCAATTGAAGAACAAATAGCTAATTGGGGTTATGAAGCCACATCTAAGGCATATGAAACTTACCCAAAATTTTCTGAATATAATTTTAATTCTTTGTGGGATGCTTGTTCATGTGTTCTTGGTTATTTTGAACCAAAAGATGAAAAACAAAAAACTTGGAAAATTATGGTGCAAAAATATGCAGATGAATTTTTTTCTTCTGATGTTAAGTACGCTACTTATGCACTTAAAGATGCTTATAATTTAGATTTATGGAACAAGCTAATAAATAATTATTCTGATGTTAATTATTTAAATGCTGTTGAAGTTAATTCTACAATAGATATTCAAGGAGAACTTGCTTGTGCTGGTGGAGCTTGTTTAATATAATGTCAAAAAGAATTGCAAAGATTTCAAAAACTAAAAAAGCAAAATTGGTGAAAAAAAATGCCGAAAAAAGGAAAAGTAAAAGGCATAGGTTCCCCTTTTAATCTTAGTTTTTCAAGTTGTTCAAACAACAGTCCAAAACTTTTTGATTGGTCTAATGAAGATTCAGATTTTTCTGTTTTCATGGATTATTCAATTCTTGATTGTTACAAATATCCAAAAGTTAAAAATGTTCCTAGATTTGGGTGGTTGTGTGAATCCATAACAATATTTCAAAACTTGTATGATAAAATAAAATATGATTACAAAAAAATATTTAACGATATAGATTACATATTTACTTCTGACGAATACTTGCTTTCTTTAGATTCAAGATTTAAGTTTTGTTATTCATGCAGCAATATTCCTTGGTCAAAAAAAGAAAATTGGAACATTTATAAAAAAACAAAAATGTGTTCAATGATATGTTCAAATAAGTTGAGTTGTAATTTTCATGCTATTAGGCAAAGTATAGCAAAAAATAATGTTGAAAAATTTGATTTGTTTGGCGGTTTTTTAAATTCTCCTTACACTGGTGAAAAATATGATGGTTTCTATAAAAAAGATAATGCACTAAAAGACTATATGTTTACTGTTGTTATTCAGAATAATAATCAGCCATATTTTTTTGCTGAAATGTTGACAGACTGTTTTTCATTTGGAACAGTGCCAATTTATTTGGGTAATCCTAAAATAGACTTGTTTTTTGATTCAAATGGAATAATATCTATAAATTCAGAAGAGGACATTGATAAAATTGTTCTTAGTAAAGACTTATATGAAACTAAGTTTGATGCTATAAAAAACAATTTTGAAAAATTGCACACAATGGAAATGAGCGATGATTATCTTTATCAGCAATGTTTAAAACTTATGGAGGTTTAACATGTCTCTATTTAATATTGGTGATATAGTTGCTTTAAAATCTGGTGGAATGCCAATGACAGTTGTAGCTTTTGGCGAAGAAACAAAAGAAGTTTTAGTTGTTTATTTTGATTTGGATGCTAATGTTATGCGAGATGGTTTTCCAGCAGAATCATTAGAGTTTACAGAAAATAGATGGAAGATGAAATATTGTGTTGATATAAACGAAGAGGATTATACAGATGATGAGGAATTTTAATGCCATACTATGAATTTTCTTGTGGGTCATGCGAATACAGTTTTGAGATTAAGCTTTCTTTTTCTGAAAGTCATCCCAAAGATTGTCCAAAGTGCAAAAAAGGAAAAGTAAATCAGGTTTATGATGGAAACACCATTGTCTGTATCAAAGGTGGAGATACAATAGGTCAAGTAGGTGAAGCTAATTATAAGAAAGCTGGTGGAAAAATTAAAGAACATATGGCTAAAAAACAAGAATTGAAAGATTCAAAGTTGCCTTGGTGGAGATCAGGAAAGGTTACTGGGTTAAGCAAAAAGGATAAACCTTTAAACCTATCTAAAATTAAAGATGTTAAAAATTACATAGAAACAGGAGAAGAATAATGGCTTTAATTCCTAAAGCTGGAGAAGAATCACCTCATACAGCTATAGTTAGAATACATTGGGAGGTTCTTCCAATAAGTTCTGATGGCTCATATGGATCAAATCAACCAGTTGATATTGGTTTGATATTGTTGAGAGCAGATGGAACTTCTTTTCAAGAAGCTAAAATTAAACTTGAATCTTTTTTAAATAATTCTATTAGCGACAAAAATTTTGGACACATTTGGAAAAGAGGGCAGTCATCATGAAAATTGAAGATCATGGAAATCTTATTATAAGTTGCAGCAATTGTAATAAGCCACTTGTTGATTTGTTTATAACTAATACAGATGCAGACATTTATTGGAAATGCGTTGCAGAATGTTGTTATTGTGGCGATAAAAGCTTTGTAAAAGATGTTAAAGGTATTTTTAGACCAGGTGGATGCGTTACTGTAGATAGAGAAAATCCAGATTTTTTTACACAAGACACTCTTTTAACAGATATTGTTACTGAAGAAAATAAAATCATATTCAAAACACAGAAAGGAAAAAAATAATGTTTTCTGTAATTGGGTTTGATAAAAATGGTAAAGAATGCGATCATGAAAACTTCCTGTCTCTTGCTAAAAAAAGCACTGATACAGAGTTGAAGAGTGAAAAATTTTGGGTTAAAGTTTGCACCAATGGAATAGATTCTGGAAAACTTTTTGATCCATCTTCAAACTTGCTAGAAGACTTAAAGCGTTTTGATAACCACACAGATAAACATAGATACTCATACAAAAGTGTAAATAGGGAATGTTTTAACTTTTACATTTCTTATTTATCAACCAACAACTCTTCTTTTTTAAAAAATGCTGAAAGGAATATATCATGACCAAAAAATCTAAAAATGCTCCTTTGAATGAAATTGAAATATATTTTATTGAGGGCAATTGTTCGTCTATGTCCTTGGGCGATATTGCAGAAAAGCTTAGTAGAGATGTTGAATTTATTAAAGATGTTTATGATAAGGCTAGAACAAAAAAATCTTTAACATTTCAAACGAAGCTTGGAAGCGTGGCTATGACAGCAGCACAATCTAGCAAAGGCGATGATATTGTTAGATCAAGTGAGAATGCTGCTTATATGAAAAAATTTAAAAACAGTATTCATAAAATATGATTTGCAAAACATACGACAAAGAATATTTTGAAGATAAGACTTGTTGGGCAGTAGAATTGTCCAATGGTGAAACCGTTTATCAAAACGATGGTTTTGATCAATCTGTTGAGTTTTCTGCTTGGATTAGACTTAAAAAGTATTTGCACGAAAACAATTTGAAAATAGAAAAAATGTATGTGAGATTTAGATCGAATATTTTTTATCCTTTAGAAGATTATTGTGAAGGATACTTTTTCTCTATGGGCATCATTGGTATGATGTCATCTACTGAAAATATAAATTTTTATATATTGGGTTCTATCAAGAAAGATGTTGTTAGTTTAAAAAAGATAAAAGTTCCAGAACTAATAATTTTTGATGAAGAAGAAAGAAACATTTCTGATTGTACTGAGCAACAAGTAATTTTAAATACGAAAGAAAATTATGGCAAAGGAAAGATCTTCAAATAGTAGATATGAATCTAGGCATGGTGGTGGTTGGATAACTCCAGCACAATTTTTGGCTGAGTTAATGTGTGAGCGTTTTGCCAAACAAAATCGTCAAGATATACCTCCAAAATTTTGGGATAAACAACCTTGGAAAAAAGAGTTTTTTAAACAGCTTTCTTTAGCAAATAAGCTTTTAGAAAAATATGATCCAGCACTAGTTTCTAAGGCTTTAAGATCACAAGAAGGTAAAAAAATATTCTCTTTAGGTGCTCCTTGGTTGATAAAGCTCATAGAGTATGAAGAATATAAATTTAAGGAAGCAGATGAGAAAAAGGTTGAGAAAGTAGAATCTTTGCCAATTAAAAAGTCTTTTGTTTCAAAGAAATCAACACTAAGTAAATTAAAGGATATTGAAAATGAGTGATGAAGTAGAAAAAATAATCAAAGAAGTATCAAAGCAATATGGTAATGGTATTGCAATAAACGCAAGCGATTTGCTAGATGAAGAAAAGCATGTTATACCGCTTTCTCCAGCTTTAAATCTTGGTTTACATGGTGGTATACCAGAAGGTTCTTGGGTTACATGTTCTGGTCATCCAAAAAGCGGAAAAGAACAGCCTGTTTCTGCTCTTGTTTATACTCCAAATGGTCCTAAACCAATTGGTGAATTGATGTTGGGCGAGCATGTATGTACACATGATGGTAATTCAGCAGAAATTCTCGCTATCTATCCACAAGGAATTAAAGATGTTTATCGAATAAGTTTTTCTGATGGAACATTTGCAGAGTGCGGATTAGATCATCTTTGGTCAATTAAAACAAAAGATCATAAGGATTTTGTTGTTAGACAACTTAAAGATTTTATTAATGATATTTATTACAAGTCTGGAAAAGTAGCAAAATATTCTATACCAATTTCTACTCCTGCATTGTTTAATGAAACAACCAAAGAGATTTCCCCATACATAATGGGCATTTTTCTTGGTGCTGGAATTTTTGGAAAAAATTCAACATATGTAACTCTTGAAAAAGATTTAGATATTGTGAATGAAATGTCTGATAGCGATAAAAAATATATAGTTTATGACAATGAATCCAAAAAGATATCTGCTAAAAATTCCAATCCTTTTATAAAGCTTGGGCTTTTTAATATTGCAAATAACCAAAAGTTTATTCCCCCAAAATATTTGTTTGATGGCGTTTACAATCGAACAAGGTTAATAACTGGTATTTTAAAAGTTGCTGGATATTTAACTAAAGATAAAAGCTTAACTATTACAGTATCAAGTCAAAGGCTTGCAGAAGATATCGTTACATTGGTGCAATCTTTGGGAGGAATAGGCAACTATTCTGTTCATAAGAACAAAGACTCAAAAAGATATGTCTGTATATTAAAACTTAACATTTTACAAAAAAGAAAAAATAAATTTGAAAGAAAAATAATATCTGTAAAAAAAGTAAGAAAAGAAGAGTGTGTTTGTATTACCATAAACACAAAAGATGGTTTGTACTTAACCAATAACTTTATAGTTACACATAACACATTAACCTCACTTTCTTTTGCTGCACAATGTCAAAAACCTGAGAATGGTGGTAGACATGTGTATTATCTGAACATTGAAGGTCGATTGAAGCCTATGAATCTAAAGGGCATAGCTGGCTTAAATTTAGACAAGATGACAATCTATAGGTCTACTCAAGATAAGATTCTTTCTGCAAAGGACTACCTAAATTTGGCTTTTAAAGCCATCAATACGCATCCAGGAAGTTTGATCATCATAGATAGTGTTTCTGCCCTATGTGATGAAAAAGAAATGGATGAGGGTATTGGGTATGAAAATAGAGGGGCTGGTAATAAGCTCTTTGCTGGTTTTTGCAGACAAGCAGCTAATATAGTGCCAGTACAAAACTGTATTGTTTGGGCGATTATGCACTTAACCCAATCTCAGGGTATGTATGGTGGTTATACAGAAAAAGGTTCTAGAACATTGCAGTATCAAGCAGATGTTCAAATGAGAGTTAAATTTGATAAAGCTTGGAATGTTGGCATAGAAGGCAAAGAAAAACAAATTGGACAACAGGTTCATTGGTTAATTGAATCTTGTGCTTTAGGTTCACCAGGAATGGAAATTGACAGCTATATTCGTTACGGCATTGGTATTGATAATACATATGAAGCCATAAATCTTGGTTGTCAACTTGGTCTTATAGCTAAAGCTGGTGCTTGGATGACACTTGATTTTATGCAAAGGCACTTAAAATTGTTAGATTCAAAAGAATGGGATGATGCAACAATAAGAAAAGTTAAAACCCAAGGTGCAGAAAAGCTTTATAGGCTACTGCTTGAAAATCCTTTATGGGTAAAAGTTCTTGAGCAAGAAATAAAAGGTCTTTTATCATGAAAATAAAAGGTTTAGATGGAAGAATGCACTCTTGGTCATTTTATGGTCAAATGCCAGACATAAGCGATGAAAGAAAAAGATCGGAGTTACACATAAGAACTAGGGTGTTGCTTAAATCTTTATATCCAGTAGATAGAATACTTGAAGAAGTTCATTTGCCTGGATCTGGAAATTTGTACGCAGATTTTTGGTTGCCATTAAGGAATAAAATCATAGAAGTTCATGGGGAACAGCATTACAAATTTGTTCCTTTCTTTCATGGAACACAGCTAAACTTTTTGGCATCAAAGGCGAATGACAATAAGAAGAAAGAATGGTGTTTAATCAACGGAATAGTTCTTGTGGAGTTACCATTTAATGAATCAACCGAGCAGTGGCAATCAAGAATTGAACTTGACTGAAGAACAAAAGATCGATATTGCTTTAGAAAAATATGAATTGACCATTGGCTTAACACCAATTCCTTCTGATAAAGAATTTACATGCATAAAGTATTTATACTTATCGCAGGATGATTTATCAAAAATGAGCAGCGAACAATGTTCAGAGTCATGCGTTTTACTTAATAGTTTTTCTTTCCATATAAGCAGGGTTATAAACAAAGAAAAAACAAAATTAAGATGGTGCAATGAAAAGATTTTAAGTGTTGTAGCAAATAATCTTTCAGACTACAGATATTTTTCAGCAGAAGAAAGAATGGCTTTGTGTATAAAAGATAATGATTATGCAAAAAAAATAAAAAAGCTTTCTACTTTAATACAAGCAAGAATAGATAGAATTGAATATTTACCGATTAGACTTGAAAAAGTTGCTGAATCTTTGTCAAATTTAGCTTATTCAAAAAGGAGAAATAATGAATCTCGTTAATATGTTGAAAACAGCAGTTGGAAACAAAGATTGGGCATTAGTGTCAAAAGCATTAAATATTTTATCTGGTGATGAAGAATTTGTTGTTTTAACGCATCAACCATCTACTCCAGCTAAACAAGTTAATTTTTCATCTAACAAAGCTTCTGTCAGCAGTAAGTCTTTAGTTCCACCAACAGTCAATAAGTTTGTTGATGATTTAACACTTGAATCGGGCTTCATAGAAAAGGAGCAAAAAACCTCTAACAAAAGCTATAGGCAACCATTCAAAGAAGGCGATCATTTTTGTGATGTAAAATGTTCTAGGTGTGGATGCGGTATGAAGGTAACAAAAGAAGAACATAAGTTTAGAACAATTGATTCTGAATCAGCACCATTTACATGCATTAAGTGCATTAGAAATTCGAGTAGATAATGAACGATGTTGCATCTGAAAGAGTTATATTGGCTGCTCTTTTTCAAAAGGGTTATGATTGCTATATTGAAATTTGCGATATTGTTGATGAGAACAGTTTTAGTTCTGATGAAACATCCGCAATATATAAGTGTTTGGTAAAAATAGTAAATGAAAAAGATTCAAAAGCTGATATACCATCAATTATAGCTGTAGCAAACTCTTTAAAAATACAGCAGTTTTTTCAAAAAGATGATCAGGCTAAGTATCTTAGATCTTTAACATTGTTGCCAGTTGAAATAGTTAATGCTAAAAAAGCAGCAGCAAAATTAAAAAAGATGCAAATTGCTAAGACCTTAGCATACAACTTATCTAATTGTGCAACTGAATTATTGGGTATGACAGGTGATGAGCCTATTTCACAAATAGTTTCTCTTGCAGAAGCAACTGTATTAGATCAAACTTTTAAAATTTCAAATGCAGAAGACCCAAGTCCAAAAGAAATATCTGAAGGTTTAGATGATTATGTAAAGTTTTTAGAAGATAATCCAATATCTCAACTTGGTATTTCATCGGGTTTTAAAGTTTACGATAGGGCTATTGGAGGCGGTCTTAGGCCAGGCACAGTTAATTTAATTGGTGCAAGAATGAAAACAGGCAAATCATTTTTTGCAGATAATGTTGCAATGAATGTTGCTAAACAAGGTATACCTGTCTTAATGTTTGATACTGAAATGACAGCGAAAGATCATTGGCATAGACTATTGGCTTGTATGGGTAACATTAAAATCGAAGATATTGAAAATGGATCTTTTTCAAAAGATTCCTCAAAAAAGAAAAGGGTCTACGATGCCTCAAATGCATTAAAAGATATGCCATTTAAATATAAGTCTATTGCTGGAAAAAGCTTTGATGAAGTTTTAAGTCTTGCTAGAAGATGGGTTATAAAAGATGTTGGATTAGATGATTTTGGCAAAGCAAAACCATGTTTGATAATACTTGACTATATAAAATTGATGGATGATGGAACAATATCAAAAAATATTGCTGAATATCAAGCACTAGGTTTTTTAATGACGAGTCTTCACAATTTCATGGTTCAATATGGGGTTGCTTGTTTGGCCTTTACTCAATTAAACAGAGATGGCATAACAAGAGAAGACACAGATGTTGCATCAGGCTCTGATAGAATTTTGTGGTTGTGTAGTAATTTTTCAATCTATAAGCGTAAAACAGAAGAGGAAATGGCAGATGAAAGCGTTTCAGACAATAATATTTCATACAACTTAAAACTCATACCAGTTGTTGCAAGGCATGGCAAGGGTATTGATGCTGGTGATTACATCAATATATCTGGAAATTATGAATATGGAAGAATAACAGAAGGTCCAACTAGAAATGAGTTTTATAAACTTAGATCAACAAGAATTAATAATGGTTTTCAAATAGAGGAACTACCAGATGAAATCTCAGGAACAAATTGATTTTAAATTAGCAAATAAAATAATTTCAAAAAATATAGATGTTGTTTTAAACCACTTCGATATTGAATTAAATTACACTGATGCTTATCTTTCTGGCCCATGTCCAATACATGGTGGAGATAATAAAACCGCATTCAATATTTTTACATCTGGCAATACACATGTAGGAAACTGGATATGCTACACGCACCATTGTGAAAAAAACTTTATCAATAACAGCATTGGTTTTATTAGAGGTTTAATAAGTCACAGTAAATATAACTGGTCAAAAGCTGGAGATAAAATAGCATCATTTGCAGAAACATTGTACTTAATAAAAAGCTTGTACGATTTTTCAATTGATGATAAATTATCTACAAATAAAACTAAAAATATATTAGAGTCTTCGGCATTTACAAAGACCACAAAAGAAAAACAAGATAAGTGGAGTAAGACTTCTGTAAGATCAAGCTTATCAATACCATCTAAATATTATCTTTCTAGGGGTTATACTGAAGAATGTTTAAATAATTATGATATAGGGGAATCTAATTCTTCTGTTGGCATATTTAAAGACAGAGTAGTTGTTCCAGTATATGATGCCGATGGAAAATTTATAGTTGGTTTCACAGGAAGAACAAAATATAAAAAGTGTGAAGCATGTAAACATTATCATGAACAAGAAGCGAGTTGCAATGGTTATGTTCATATGTCTAAGTGGTGTCACAATAAAGGTTTTTCTAAAAAAGATTATTTATACAATTATAATTTTGCAATTGAGGCTATTAAAAAAACTGGCGTTGCCATATTGGTGGAAGGACCAGGAGATGTTTGGAGAATTGCTGAATCTGGAATTAAAAATTCATTAGCTGTATTTGGGTCATCTTTAACAGATGCACAACAGATTTTACTAGAGTCATCTGGAGCTTTGTATTTAATCCTATTGTTTGATTCAGATGAGGCTGGTTTAAAAGCTGGAAATAGCATAGAATCTTCTCTTGGTAGAATGTTCAAAATAATTAAGCCAAAATTGCCGAATGGTTTTAAAGATATTGGTGAGATGAGTGTGGATGATGTTAAAAGTTTTTTACTCCCCATTATGGAAAAGCTGTGATACAAAAAATAATTGGGTTTTCTGGAAAAAAGGGTTCTGGCAAAGATACTATTGCTGGATTTCTTTCATTTAATTCTGTGGCTCTTTTTGGTTGTAGATCAGCCATTTATTCTTTTGCACAACCAATGAAAAAAATAGCCATTGACTTTTTTGGCTTAAGACACAAACAAGTCTTTGGATCATTTGAAGATAAAAAAACTTTGACAAATTATTTATGGGAAGATCTTCCACACTACGAAGAAATCAAAATTGGAAAAGAAGTAGCCCCAACAGGTAAAATGACAGCTAGAGAATTTTTGCAGGAATTTGGAACTGGTATAGCCAGAAGAATGTGCAAAGACATACATATAAATGCTTGTTTTAATGAAATAAGAAATGGTCATTGTCCATTAAATTTCATTACTGATGCAAGATTTGAAAATGAAATAGATAGCATTAAAGCAAAAGGTGGAATTGTTATAAGATTAACAAAAAGCACTGAAGATGATTACCATATAAGCGAAAATGAATTGGACAACAGTGAAAAATTTGATATTGTTTTAGACAATCAAAAAATGACAAAAGAAGAACAAAAAGCAGAAATTTTAAAAATTCTTAAGAAATTAGATTGGATAAAGAGTGATTATAACTTACTTAAGGTCTAGTTCTGTATCATCATACTCTTGGTGTCAGCACAAGTATTGGTTGACCTATAATCTTGGCTTTAAAGATGACTCCAATAAAAAGGCAGAAAAAGGTAATGTCGTACATAAAGGTTTAGAATTGTTGGCAAATAAAAAACTTTGCCTACAAAATGGAACAATTTCGTTCTCTGATTCTGAATTAGGTATGGAGTTTATAACATCAGAAATGTCACCAGAAACAGCAATATTGGCTGGTTTCAATCATTATAAAAACAAAAGTACACATGAATGGACAGATCTTGATTTTAAAGAATGCACTAAGTGGTTGTGGGATGTTCTATTATTTAATAATGGCATGTTTTCACCACTAACTAGAAATATTGTGATGCCAGAACAGTATTTTGACATTGAAATTGATAAACCTTGGGCAAATTATGATTATTTTCTTCCAGATGGGCAAATAATTTCTGGAAAGTTGCGAATAAAAGGAACTATGGACTTAATAACAAGGGTTGATTCAAAAACAGTAGAATATGTTGATTGGAAAACAGGAGAAAGAAAAAATTGGTCAACAGGAAAAGAGAAGGGTTATGATGATTTGTACAATGATTTTCAGCTTAGATTGTATCATTATGCCTTAAATGAATTGTATCCAAATGAAAACATGATAATTATGACAATATTTTTTGTTAAAGCTGGTGGACCATTTTCTTTGTGTTTTCAAAAAGATGATATAAAAACAACTGAAGAAATGATAAAAAAAGAGTTTGAAAAAATTAAGAATTGCAATAGGCCATCAAGAATAATAGACTATGGAAAAGACAAATGGAAATGCATTAGACTTTGCAGTTTCTATAAAGAAAAACATAAAGATTCCGAAAATGAATCAATATGTGATCATATGCATCAAGAGTTAATACAGCTTGGTATTAATAATGCGTATGTTAAACATGCCAAAAAAGATACCGTAAAATCTTATGGCGATGGTGGTGGTCAATCTAATAGGGAGAATCAAAATGGCTGATTGGAGATGGGAAGACATTGTTTTTACTAACAAAAAAGAAGAAGTTGGAACAACACCAACTCCTGCACCAGAAATTGTTAAATATGAACCTAAATACAATGGTGAAAAGGTTCTTGTTTTTAAAAATGAATTATTGGAAAATGATTCGTTTCAAGGATTCATTACTGGAGTTGAAGCGAAAAATTTGAGAGATAAAATTCTTTCGACAGACAATATGTTTTATATTGATCGTGATATTGCAGAAAACGACAAATCTTATAAACAAGTTATACCATATTGTTTGATCAATCGTGGAGATTCAACATTTTGTTATCAAAGATCTAAAAAAGGATCTGAAAATAGATTGCATGATTTATGGTCATTGGGTGTTGGTGGACATGTTAATCCATGCGATGGACTAAATGGTGAAACTATCACTAATGCATGTAAAAGAGAAATTGAAGAAGAAGTTGAGTTTTCCAATTTGAGAAATGCACACTTTATCGGATTAATAAACGATGACTCAAATGATGTAAGCTCTGTTCATTTTGGGGTTGTGTATAGTGTCAATCTTCAAGATCATTCAACTTTTAAAGTTAAAGAAGAAGCATTGGCAGAAGGTTCTTTTGTTAAAAAAGAAATTATTAAAGTTGAAGAAAAGAACTGGGAAAATTGGTCTAGTTTAATTGTAAAAGAATATTTAAGAAAGTAAAATTTTAGGAACAGCACATGAATAATTGGACAGCATTACATTGTCATTCTCACTATAGTCTTTTAGATGGTTTAACAAAGCCAGAATCTATGGCAAAAAGAGCTAAAAGTCTTGGGCACAAGTCTATAGCTCTTACTGATCATGGAACTATTTCTGGCTCTATTTCTTTTAATAAAGCATGTGTTGCAGAAGAAATAAAACCAATACTAGGTTGTGAGTTTTACATATGTAGTCAAAGTGCTTTGATTCATGATAAAACTAATTCTAAAAATTCTCACTTGTGTGTTCTTGCTAAAAATATTTCTGGCTGGTCTGAGCTTATAAAGCTATCATCTTTATCAAACAATAAAGATTATTTTTATTATAAGCCTAGACTAAGCTTGGAAGATTTTGCACCATATTCAAAAAACTTAATAGCATTCTCTGGACACCCAGGAACACAATTGGCCAGATGCATTTTTCCAGATGAGGCATACAAGTGTGCCAGTCCAGAAGAAGCAAGAGCTTTAATTAAAGACGATTGGTTTGAAGAATCTAAAAAATTATGTTCTAAGCATCAAGACATTTTTGGCAAAGAAAACTTTTTTATTGAAATACAGCTTTTCGATAAAGACAATCTACATTGTTCTGTAGTCCTTGCTGAATGTCTTAGAAAACTATCTAAAGAAACAGGCATTAAGGCAATAGCTACTCCTGATGCTCATTACGCTAAACAAGAGGATGCTTCTGATCAAAGAATAATCTTGTGTGCATCTATGGAAACAACTCTTTCTAAAGTAAGGTCATCTTTAGATAAACACGAAGATTTTGGATTATCTAGCTTCTTTAAATCAAATAGATATTACATTCCATCTACTGAAGAGATTTTAGCCCTTCATGAACCAGAAGAATTAAAAAACTGTTTGTTGATTGAAGAGATGTGCGAGAATTATTCTTTAACAAAAAAATCGGTTCTTCCAAGTTTTGAATGTCCAGAAAGCAAAAATGAACACGATTATTTAAGAGAGCTTTGTAGAAACGGTTGGAAAGAAAAGTTTTCAGATTTAGAAAAAGATTCATCAAAGTTTGAAAATTATGTTGGAAGAATTAAAAATGAGCTTTCTGTTATAGGTGATGCTGGTCTTGAAGGTTACTTTTTAATTGTTCAAGATTATTGTAATTGGGCTAGAAAACAAGGATGGTTAACAGGAAGAGGGCGTGGATCAGGTGCTGGTTGTATGGTTTCTTATTTGCTTGGAATAACTCAAGTAGATCCAATTGAGCACAATTTAGTTTTTGAGCGTTTTTATAACGCTGGAAGAAATGTTCCTGGTCATGTAAGTCTTCCTGATATAGATTGTGATTTTCCAATCACCAAAAGAGACAAGGTTATTGATTATATTAAATCAAAGTACAAAGAAGAAAATGTTTCGCAAATGATAACATATAGTAGGATGCAGGGCAGAGGTGCTTTAAAAGATGTATTGAGGGCACACGGTTTTTCCTTTGATGAAAGTAATGCTATTACAAAAAACATACCTGATGAAGCTGAAATATCTGAACAGCTTCAAGAAATGAAGGAAGATGGTGGAGAATCGTCAATCATTGGTTGGGCACTAGAAAATATTCCTTCAAAGCTTAAAGATTATTGTCAGATAGACGAACATGGTAATATAACAGGAAAATTGTCAAAAGAGTTTGCACAAGCAATTAGGCTTGAAGGAACCAAGCGTAGCCAAGGAAAACATGCTGCTGGAATTGTCATAAGCCATACTCCTTTAAAAGATATATGTCCTATGATTTACGATAAAAAGAATAAGCAAATGATTGCTGGTCTTGAAATGTCAGATCTTGAATCAATTGGTTTAGTTAAGTTTGATATTTTAGGGGTTGCAGTTTTAGATAAAATAATGGGGTGCATAAATTTATTGAAAGGAAAAGAAAATGAGTGAAAAAGAAGAAATTGAATTAATAGCAAAACTAGTATCTCAACAAATGGGATTGGTTCAAGCTCTATCAGAATGTCAAAATTCAAAAAGTCAACTTTCTTTGCAATTTATAAAAATACTTAAAGCCATTGTGTTAAAAAACAACGGTGATTTTGTTATAGAAAAAGAATTTTTTGATTCTGCTGATGACAATAACTTTAAATTAGATATTACAACCGATGAAGAAGAATCCATTATTTTACAATTTACAGAGAATGAGGAATAAATGTATAGTAATACAATTATGGTTTTTGATTTTGAAACTGGATCTTTAGATATAAACAAGTGCGAAGTTATTCAAGTTGCAGCTATGGCAATAAATAGAAAAACTCTTGAACCAATCAAAGACGGTATTTTTGAAACATTGATAAAGCCAAGAGATTTTAACAATCTTCAAGATGAAGCTCTTGCAATAAATAAAAAGACAAGAGAAGAATTGAAGCTTGCACCAAGCATTGATGCTGTTTGGAAAAAGCTTTCAGATTTTATTTCTATGTTTAATAACGGCAAAGGAAATATTTCTGCACCAATTCCAGCAGGGAAAAACATAAGACATTTTGACATGCCAATTTTTCAAAGGGTTTGCTCAGAGCTTGGTTATGTAGATAAAAACGGAAATCAAAATTTGTTAAATAGAAGAAACATGTATGATCTTGATGAAATAATGATGTTGTGGTTTGATAACACTACAGTAGTTCCAAATTACAAGATGGATACACTTAGAGACTTTTTTGGATTATCTAAGGCTAATGCTCATGATGCTTTAACCGATGTTTTGCAGACTTCTGATATTATTTTGCACTTTTTAAAGTTGCACAGAAGCATTTTTCCAAAGATTAAATTTAAAGATGCATTTAGAAAGTAATTATGAAATATTATAAGTTTGAATGTGGTTGTTCTTGGCCAATAATTGAAGAATCTAAGATAGAAGGTGCTTTACCCTTAATGGAAGTTGATCCATTAAAATTGCCATATTGTCAGTCAACTTGGGATTTATTTGCCAGAGGTGACACAAAAGGCGTATTCCAGCTTGAATCAGATCTTGGTAAACAATGGAGTAAACGACTAAGGCCAAAGAACGCAGAACATTTATCTGCCATTGGTGCATTGATTAGGCCAGGAACACTTCGTGCATTAGATGAAAACGGCATTAGTATGACCGCCCACTATTGCAAAAGAGCCAACTTTGAAGAACCAGTTGAGTCATATCATCCTGTTGTTGATGAAATTTTGAAGTCAACATATGGATCATTGGTGTTTCAAGAACAGGCTATGGAGTTATCTAAGTCTGTAGCTGGCTTTACCTTGCAAGAAGCTGATAAGCTAAGAAAGGCTATGGGTAAAAAGCTTGCTAGTGAAATGGCAAAATGTAAAAAATTATTTATTGAAGGTGCTAAAAAAGTTGAGGTTGTAAGCGAAAAACAGGCCGAAGAAATATTTAGTTGGATTGAACAAAGTCAAAGGTACTCATTTAATAAAAGTCATAGTTGTTGTTATGGTTTAACTGGATACGATACTGCTTATTTAAAAAGTCATTTTCCAGTTCAGTTTTATTGCAGTTGGTTATATTACGCAAAGGATAAGCTCGATTCTCAACTTGAGATAATGGATCTTGTTGAAGATGCAAGAAAATTTAACATCGATGTTTTAGCACCAGATGCTTTTAAACTAAATAAAAATTTTGCAACTGATGGTTTAAACATATGGTTTGGTATCACTGATATTAAAGGTATTGGTGAATCACAATTCAATAAACTTAAAGCATCTATGGAAAAGAACAAAGATAAGCTAAATACTTGGGAAAATTTCGTAGTATTTTGTTCCGATGAAATACCAAGCTCTACTATAATAAAACTAATATCTGTTGGTGGATTTAAAAGATATAATTCATGTAGACAAAAACTTTTAGCAGAATATAATTCTTGGGTACAGTTAACAGATAAAGAAAGAGAATGGATTAAAATTAATTTTACAGAATCTACTATTGCTGAATTAATATCTTCAGCAGCAAAACCAAAAAAGGAAAATGGTGGTTGCTCTAACCAAAACAGGGTATTGTTTTTGAAGGACTTGGCCAATTTGCTTATTAATCCACCATCTCCACACATTGATCTTCCTCAATGGTTAATTTGGTCAGAAAAGGATGCTTTGGGCATTTCTTTGACTTGTAACGCAATTGATTCATGCGATACTGCACAAGCCAATACTACATGCAAAGAATTTTTAAATGGAAAAACTGGTTTTATGATTTTTGGAGTTGAAATACGAAGATGCAAAGAGGTTGTAACAAAGGCTGGTAAATCTCCAGGATCTAAAATGGCTTTTATGTCTATATCAGATTCAACTGGAAAAGTGGATGATGTAATATGTTTTCCAGACTCGTACAAAGATAGTTCGTCTTTGTTAAAAGAGGGCAATACTGTTTTAATTCATGGTGAAAAAAGCAGGGGTAGTGATTCTCTTTTAGTTAAAAAGGTTTTTCAAATTTAGGAGCAGAAATGAACATTTGTAGTTTTATGGGTCGTTTAACTAGAGAACCAGAATATGTACAATTACAAAATGGAAAAAATGTAATAAATTTTTCTATGGCTGTTAGAAACCCAAATACTGGCAATAAAGATAAAGCAGACACAACATTTATTGATTGTGTAGCTTGGGAAGGAACCGCTGATTTAATAAACAAGTATTTTAAAAAAGGTTCTAGGATATTAGTACATACATCTGCAAAAACAGATAATTGGATTGATAAAGACACCGGAAAGAATAGATATAAAATTAAATTTCTTGTACAAAAATTTTGGTATGTAGATCAAAAACAGGAAGATGCGTATTCAAACATTGAAAATGTTGACGAAGAAGAAGTAATCTAATATGCAAAAAAGAAAAGTCCTTCTTGTTAGTGAAGCCTCTTATCTTAATTCTGGATATTCCAATTATGGTTTCCAGATAATGAAGAGGCTTTATGACACCAAGGACTTTGATCTTGCTGAAATAAGTTGTCATGGAAGCGACAGTAGATCAGATGAAATACCTTGGAAAAGTTATGTTGTTCCAAAAAAGTCAAACATCTTTGGTGAAGATATATTAAATGATGTTTTAATAGATTTTAAACCAGATATAGTTTGGTCATTTAGAGATCCTTGGGTAGATGAATTTATTGGCGATTCTGTATTAAGAAACAACTTTAAATGGGTCTACATGCCAACTGTTGATGCTTTGCCATTAGATGTTGATTGGGTTGACACTATAAGCAGAGCAGATCATGTTTTAACATACTCTGATTGGGCAGCAGAAGAACTTGCAAGTCTATATCCTAGTATAAACATTTTAGGTTCAGCATCTCCAGGATTTGACACCAACTTTAAACCTGTTGAAGATAAAATTAAATTTAAGAAACAACATGGAATAAATGAAGAATCATTAATTATTGGCTCTGTAATGAGGAACCAAAAAAGAAAACTTATTCCAGATCTTCTTGATGCATTTTCTGAGTTTTTAGATAAAGCACCAAAAGAAATTTCTGAAAAATGTTTTTTGTATCTTCATACAACTTATCCAGATGTTGGTTGGAATATACCTAGACTTATTGCAGAAAGACCAAAAATATCCAACAAGGTTCTTTTTTCTTATAACTGCAACAACTGTTTTAAACTTTCAATCTCTTCTTTTTGTGGTGCGATTATACAATGTAATAATTGTAAACAGGTCAATTGCACATTTCCTAGAGTGTCAAAAGGCTCAAAAAGAGATGATATGGTTATGGTGTATAACCTTATGGATCTATATGTGCAATACTCTTGTGCAGAAGGTTTTGGTATGCCACTAGTTGAAGCAGCATCATGCGGTGTACCAGTTTGTGCTGTAGACTATAGTGCAATGACTGATATAGTTAAAAAACTAGAAGGTTATCCAATAAAAGTCCAAAGATATACATATGAGGTTGAAACAAATAGAAAGTTTGCTTTGCCAGACAATTCTAGTTTTAGTGATATTTGCATCGACTTTTTCAAAAAGCCATATCCTATAAGGAAAGCAATATCTAAAAAAACAAGAGATTTAGTTGTTAAAAATTATACATACGAAAAAACATTCGACAAAATTAAAAACATTTTCTATTCAATAGAACAAGAAAACAAATGGGATTTGCCTCCAAAGTTTGTTGAAATGCCAAAAGATTTTAAAGATTGCAACTCTAACAACGAGATCATTGAAAAGATTTTTAAAAAAATTCCAATAAATTTGGGTCATATTAAACAAAAGTGTTTATTTAAATTAAACAACAGAATGCACGATAAACAAAAGGTTTTAAAAGAACTTTCTTCAATATTTGATTCTTATAACCATTATGAGTCTTTAAGGGTAAAAAAATGAAGGTTCTTTATATAGGCGTTTATCGTGATGGAACAGGTTATGGTCAAGCAGCAGAAGATTATATTCTTTCTTTAAATTCTGTTGGTGTTGATGTTGTTTGTAGACCTTTAAAACTTAATAATTTAGATTATGTTCCTAATCCAATAGTGGCTAAACTTGAATCTAAAAGTTCAAAAAATTGTGACATTGTTATTCAACATATGTTGCCAATTCATATGCAGTACAATGGCGATTTTGACTACAACATTGGTCTTTTTGCTTATGAAACCAGCAACTTTAAAATGTCTGGATGGAAAAATTATTTAAACTTAATGGATGCTAATGTTGTAATAAATAAACAAATGATTAATTCTTGTTTGAGCAGTGGAGTAAGTACGCCATTGCATGTAGTTCCTCACGCTAGAGATTTTTCTAGATACATTGAAAAATATGAAAAACTTGAAACCATAACATCACAAGTTTCAGATTCTGATTTTGTATTTTATACAATAGGTGAAACAACAAAGAGAAAAAACTTTTCTGCATTGTTAAAGGCTTATTTTACAGAGTTTTCTGAATCTGAGCCTGTTTGCCTATTGGTTAAAACCAATAATTCAACTTATGAATTTTATGATTATTGTGGAAAAATACTTGATGGTCTTTGTATAAAAAATCCACCAAAAGTTGTTACTATTACAGAAAGAATGTCAAACGAAGACATAAATAGACTTCATTATACATGTGATGCTTTTGTGCAACCGTCTTATGGTGAAGCTTGGGGTATACCAGCTTTTGATGCAATGGCTTTTGGTAAAACTCCAATTGTCACTAATTGCACTGGATATCTTGAATATATAGATGAATCTGTTGGTTGGTTAGTTAATGGTTTTGAGGAACCAGTATTTGCTGCTGATAAACAAACAGATGATATATATACATCTGGTGAAAATTGGTTTTCAGTAGATATACTGGATTTAAAGAGAAAGATGAGAGAGTGTTACGCAAAGGAAGGAATTAGGAGGTCAAAAGCTGCAAATGCTTTAGATCGTGCTTACGAATTCTCCCATGAAAAAGTGGGTTCAATCTTTCTTGAGGTATTAAAAAATGTCACAAAAGAAAAGAAAACAGAACTGGTTAGAAGAAGCTAATAATGCAGAATTAGAAAAAACTATTTCTTGGAGAGATGAAAGGGATAAGTCTGCTGATGAGCAAAAAGAAAGTGCCAATAGCAATAAATTAAAACCAAAAACAAAAAATCAAGAAACATATATGAATTCAGTATACAGCAAAACAGTAACCATATGTTCTGGTGTTGCTGGAACAGGAAAAACATATATAGCTTGTGGAATAGCAGCAGAAATGCTTATCGATTTAAAGATAGAAAAAATAATTATTGCTAGACCTTTAGTTGAATGTGGCCAAAGACTTGGTGCGTTCCCTGGAGATTTAAAAGAAAAAACAGAACCATTTATGACAGCTATGCTTGAAGTATTTGGTAAGTTTATGACCAAAACAAAAATGCGTAAAATAAAAACCGATGAAGTTTTGGAAATATGCCCATTGGAAATAATGAGGGGAAGAACATTCCACAACTCTGTAATTATTTTAGATGAAGCACAAAATGCTACTAGAAGACAATTAAAAATGTTTCTTACTAGATTTGGGCAAGAATCAAAGGTTATTATTTGTGGCGATCATACTCAAACGGATTTACCGCATTCAGAAGGAAATACAATGAATTGGTTGCTTGATAGGCTTGACCACAATGATATTGGTAAGGTATTCTTGACATCTGAAGATGTTCAAAGACATGGCCTTATTAAATATATAATAGAACAGCTTGGTGAATAATGCACCACAATGTTAATAACATATTAAGATCTTCGACTAGAAAAACTGGTCAAAGACTTAACATTCTAACATTCTCTACCCATGAAAGATATCAGTCTAATATGGCTGATGTTAATGCAAACTTTTGGGTTATCAATAATTCTAAAATTAAAACTTGGAATTTAAATTTTTCAGATATTCCTAAAAATCATACTATGTTAAATAATGTCTCACTTTTAAGTGATATACCAACATACATAGATTTTGATTTAATAATTTCTCAAAGCAAATTTGTGCAATTTAATTTAGCTTTTGAAATAGCAAAGTATTTAAGCATTCCACTTGTTTGCATTGAGCACACTGAAATGTTTGAAGACAGAAAAAAATTTAAACATATGATTGGTGACACAAACATATTTATATCTGATTATTCTGCTAAAACATGGGAAGCAGATTATGCATATTATGTTATTGATCATGGAATAAACAGTTCTATATTTCACAACAAAAATATAAAAAGAGAAAATCAAGTATTAAGTATTGTAAACGATTGGATAAATAGAGATTATGAATGTGGTTTTACACTCTGGAAAGAAGTAACAAAAGATCTTCCAGTCTATGTAGCTGGTGATACGCCCAACTTTTCTAAGCCAGCTAAAAATACAGAAGAACTTATTGACATCTATAACAGAAACTCTATATTTTTAAATACCTCTATACATAGTCCAGTTCCAACTACCTTGCTTGAAGCTATGTCTTGTGGGTGTTGTGTTGTTACCACTAAAAACGAAATGATAGAATCATTTATAGAAAATGGCAAAAATGGTTTTATTTCAAATGACAAAGACGAAATTAGAAAAAATTTAGAAGTTTGTTTAAAAAATCCAGACATGTGTAGAGAAATTGGAAAGAATGCTAGACAAACAATTATTGATAAATTTTCTTTGA